CCGATGTACAACGGGAACACCGGACCATCGCTGCTGTACGAGATGAACCCGGAACTATCAGGATTCGTCGCGCCATTGCGGATGAGCGTCGCCGCCGCCACATCCAGCATCTCCTGGGTCAACTCCGACGTGGATTGGTTCAACGCCTGACCAGTGCTCACACCATCGATCCAAGGGAACTCGTTCACGCCCGACGGAATCGTCTCGACCTGCGTGAAACTCGAATCCGCGACCGCCTTGATGGCATACTTCGCGAAGATATTCTGATACCGAGTCTCCCAAGAACGCTGCGCCCGCACAGACAACTTCTCAAGATACACACGCAAGAACGCCTCGACACGATGGTCGAACGTCAGGTCGTCCTTACACAGCAACGGACCCTTGAGCGCGAAACGCTCAGGACTCCAGGTGACCGCGTTGTAACCGACCGGGACATCGTTGTACGTGACATCACACGCGCCAGCATTGCTTCCATCAGCCAACGTGATGGCCGACCAAGTCTCAGCCGCAGTCGGCTCGATGCTGGTCGTGGTGAACGAGGTCTGGGTCAAACCAGTGCCCTGCGGATACTCGCCGCGCTCGATGAGGTTGAGCCACATCGAACGATACGACGCGCGCTTATAGACATCCTGTGCAAGCGACTCCGTAGCCACCGCAAAGGCATTGAACACATTTGGACAAGCCATAATGAAAACTGTTTCCTGCGTTTACCGATTTTAGTGGGCCATCCATCCATCATCCAATGGACCGATATTCCCCACCACCACCAAACGCGGGCTGTCATTTCCGCTTAGACATTCGCATCCGATGACCAATCGTATGCAATCATTAAGGTCGATGGATGGATGAATCATTGGAACCTATTACTTTGTCAATGAGAATGTATCGTAGCTATCGCGTAGCTATCGCGTAGCTCGCTCTGCTCTGCGATATAGTTGCTGTTGCCGTAAAATAAACCAATCCTGTCCGGACGAACGATATCGCGCTTTTCAATGAACCCACGAAAATCGTAAGGGCCAGGGAACGTGCCGACCATCAACGCATACAAATCCACTCCATCAGCCTTTCTACCGCACCTCCGCGCATCCACCAGCAGCTTTCCAGCCCGATGCTTTGTCGTCTTCACATCGACACGCATACCATCAGACAGAACACAGTCATGCGACGGATGCGGAGGCGCACAATCAATATCCATGTCCGGATACACATTGAACAATTTACAAAACGCAATCTCTCCAGCCATCCCCTCCAAATCAATTATCGCGTCGTCAACAACTCCAAATTTCATTCTCGGAACATTGAAATTACGATTATTTTTACCTCTGTGCTCTGCCAAGAAATTAGCAAGTTTACGCTCTGCAAGATTTAAAGATACAGTTTGACCAATCTTTACTTTATTTAATGCGTTCAAAATGATGGAAAATTTTTGAGGGGGGTATAGTAAACGACACCCACCCCCAAAGGGGGGCGCCGGCGGTCGAGCTCCGTTCATTCTATCCCCTAGAAAAAGAATGCTTTATTTTATTGTTCCGCTTCAATTGTTTTACTCGATAGCGTGATACTATCTAATCGGTCAGGCATAGAGCCCAATAAATTGATTGATACGCTTGCAACCTCGCTTTGATCCGACCATCCAAACACTAGCGCAGATCGCTTAGCTACAGAACCAAGTATCTGTTCTCGAGTTGACTCATCTTTGATACCTTCTAATTCGTAATTATCAACTCTTTCTATTGTTGATATTGCGTCCGCGGCGAGTTTAGAACGTACCAGAGCGGATAGGCTTTCTAGGGATTGAATCTTGTTCTCTTTGCAAACGGTTTGCATTTCCCTCTTAACTTTCGTCAACCCCTCGATTGAAGCGCGTTGTGCTAGCGTCTTCTTATTTACTCCTACGTCGTCCGAGATTGCTTCCCACGTCTCCCCCCCGAGGTACAACGCTTTTGCCCGCTCCCATTTCGCTGGCGTGATTCGCATGCTTCGCAGCATGAACCTCCATCTGCGGCTCCGCAATGCCAGAATCCGCTCGCCCTGGTACACGCTCCGCTCCGCTCCAAAGATTTTTGCAGAATTTTCTTCCAACCCGTTCCCGCCCGTGATTCACTTTGCCCATGAAGTGCCTCGACAATCTCCGCGCCGACCTCGACCGCATCGGTGCCACGCTGGACGACTCAGCGGACGACTCAATGAACCTCGATGCGCCTTCCGGGTACGTCTGGCGGGCCAACGGATGCACGGCATACCGCATCCAGTATGCCAACAGCCAAGGGCGGACATGGATTGCCGAGGCCCTCCGTGTCGAAGCGCCGGCGCTTCGTCTTGGCCTTGACAAGGTGGTCGACCCAGAAGTCTTGGCGGACCACCGTCACGAGCTTGACGACGACGGATGGGGTGCTGCGCCGGACGCCCCGGACCATATCGGATGGCCGTCGAATCTCGGCATCGTGTAGCCACCTGAACCTCCGCTCCGTTCCATCGCCCTGGTCATCGATTCCCCCCCCTCAAAAGAATTTTGCAGATTTTTCTTCCAACCCGTCAACGGCCCTGCCACTCTCTCCCTGTCATGAAAAACCTCCTGTCAGTAGACACCAACGCCAAGACCGTAAAAGGCCAGAAAAAAGGCTTTTTAACCGGTATCCTGTACCTAGCCCCTGCAACCGTGAGCGGTGTGATCAACGTCTGCCCGTTTGCAACGGCCGGATGCAAGCTAACCTGTCTAAATACGGCGGGTCGCGGAATGTTCACAAGCGTCCAAAAAGCGCGCATCGCCAAGACGGTCTTCTACGTAAAAGACAAGGCGGCATTCCTTTCAACGCTTACGGCAAACGTCTCAGCGGTGATCCGGAAAGCTAAGGCAAAGAAAATGACACCTGCGATCCGGTTGGATGGAACGTCTGACGTCGGATGGGAGCGGCACGGTGTGATCCAAGCGTTCAAGACAACGCAGTTTTACGACTACACAAAAAACCATTTTCGGATGATGTCATTTTTGAACGGCAAACTTCCGGCAAACTATAGCCTGACGTTTTCACGTTCAGAAACGAACGAAAGCCAGTGTCTCGAGGTCTTGAAACGTGGCGGAAACGTCGCCGTTGTTTTCCGTTCCAAGACCTTGCCGGCAACGTGGAACGGTTTCCGAGTCATCAATGGGGACGAAAATGACCTTCGTTTCCTTGATCCGAAAGGCGTCGTCGTTGGCCTGTCTGCAAAAGGGAAAGCCAAAAAAGACGTGAGCGGATTCGTCGTTGGTTGATCATCCGCACGGGTCCATCGGTGACGGTGGATCCTAGCGGGCAATTATTCCCGATCATCATCATCAACAAACATCATGCAAAACCGTTATTCCGGACAGTGTTCTAAATGCCACGAGCATGTTCCTTCTGGTCTCGGGACAGTCTCAAAAGCAGGTCGCGTTTGGCGCATTTCGTGCAACGCATGCACGGGAAACATGCCGAAAGAGTCTGGTCTAGTTTGCGTCAGGTTGTCGAGCGGGTGGACCGGAACACGTAACGCTCGCGGTCGCTGCGAAGATGCACCGTGCTGCGGGTGCTGTACTTTTTGATCATCACCATCACCACCATCATCATCATCATCATCATCATGCCTACTAAATCACATCCCCTAGACAACGGTTTCGTGGCGCGCGAAACGGAGCGCCTTGAGCTTCTTCGCGCCACCTATTCCCTCCGCGCGGATGGCGCGATCTTCCGCGACCGTGGCGACGGTTGGAAGGTCGTCCGCTTGGTCGTCGGCGTCACGCCGGAAGCGTTTTGGCTCAAGATCAAAACGAAAGAGGCTACGCTTTCCCGTGAATTCCGAGCGTACCGGACGGCGGTCATCGATGCGATCCCATTGTCCGATCGTCCTGAATATTTCACCCTGGTCGATCTTCTCGGCGACGACGTTGACGGGATCTGGTCCCACCTGGTCGACCTCGGCAAGCGGGTCGAAATAGAAACACTGGTCGAACTTCGTGACTTGGACAATGCACGGCGCGCCGCATTTGAGTGAACAACTAAACATCGTTCAGTGAAAAGAATCCCTACCATGAAGCCTGACCTCGACACCCTGCTCTGCAACCTGCCGGACCATTGCGTGGACCGCTGTGACGGCGAGCTTTACGAGGCGGTGAAGGCCGCCGGCTACGACATCGGCGTCCGCCAACTAATCGACCAGTGGAACTGCTGGGGAGGGACCGTCGGCACGTTCCTGGCGCTGTGTCAGGAAACCGAGGTGACAACCTGAATCCCTAGAAGTCGCGCCGGCC